GGTGAGCGATCAGCAAGGAATGGGAATGCCACAAGGCATGCCAGCTCCACAAGCACCAATGGGAGGCGCACCAGCACCAGCAGGAACACCAGCAGCAATGCCTCCAATCAATCCAAATGACATTACACCCGAAGAGATGGCAATGCTACAACAAGCAGCTGGAGGCGGAATGTAATGCAAGAAGAGATAAGGCAGTATCACTCTTTCTTTAAGGCAAAAGGCGGACAACATCTAATGAAGATAATCACCGAAATAATAGCTAGCAATCACCTCAAAGCTGAGGCAGAGCCAGACTTCAGTCGGGATTATGTTCAGAGAGCCAAAGGCGCTCGAGAAGTTGTAGACCACATTCAGTCTGTACTGGGGGCAATCGACAAGCAGTAGTCATTTGTCTAGAGGGATTGGCGAGATATTAAATTAACACCCTGCCTTGTGTTACTCGCCAGCCCCTCTGGGCAGGGGACATTAACAATAAGGAGATACGATGGACGACACCACAACTGAGGTCAGTTCCAATACGGGCGCAGAAACTGCACAACCTGAGACTGGAAACTGGAAAGCCGAGGCGGTATTACGCACCACCGAAGAGCAACCGCAACAGGAAGCTACAGAGCCGACACCAACTGAAACAGCTGACGAACCAGCGCAGGAAACTGCAAAGGTAGAAGAAGCTCCAAGTGAGGACGACACCTCTAAATGGCTACAAGCAAAGGGCATAGACCCTAGCGATCCTGAAGCAATTAACAAATTAGCTAAATCAGCCCGAGAAGCAGAACGTGCAATGCACGCCAAAGCTCAAAAGGCTAAGGAACTCGAGCGTTCGATGACTGAATTGTCAGACGAGAGCGCCGAGCAGGTAGCACTAAGCACTGGTCAAGACCCAGAACTTCTTAAGCGAGTACAACGCTTCGAGGTCAAGAGCACAATCAACGATTTCTTCGCTGAGAATCCTGACGCAAAGCAGTACGAACAAGAGATGATTTCGGAAATGACACAAAGCGGTCTTTATGGCACACCTGAAGCTATGTTAAAAGCAGCATACGCTATGGCAGTTGCTAAGAATCCTGAAAAAGCTAAGTCTCAGGCACGCCGAGATACACTCGAAAGCCTAGCCCAAAAGCAACAAGCCAGCGTTCCTACAGGTAATGCTACAAACGCAGGCGTTCAATCTACTAAGATTACCGCCGAGAATGTAGACCAACTTGTAGCAAGAAATGATCTAGCGTGGTTCCAAAAGCACTACGACGAAATCAACAGAGCAATGTCTGGTTATTAACAACTAATGTAAAATATTACACATATGGCGACACCCATTGACGGTAATAGAAGAAGCAATCCTATTTACAGGACTTGGCGACACTTGAAAGAACGTTGCGATAATCCTAATAGTAAGGATGCGGTTAACTATTACGAACGTGGTATAAGGTACTGTGATAATTGGAAAACCTTTGACGGCTTTTATGCTGACATGGGGAAGTCTTATAGGCCTGGCTTATCGCTAGACCGAATAGACAATAACAAGGGTTACAGTCCTAATAACTGCAGATGGGCAACTAGAAAACAGCAGAACAATAATACTCGTCGTAATCGTTTTATTACGATAAACGGTGTTACAAAGACTTTTAGACAATGGTGGGAAACTACCGACTTAAAGTACAGCACTGTGGCAATGAGATATTATCAGTACGGTTGGACTATAGAAGAATCGCTCGGTATGTGTAGGAGGATAAAATTTTGACAACTACAGGCGCATACGGGTCTGGAAATGTTAACATCGGTGTAACCGCTGCTAACGTATTCCGTCCTAACATCTGGAGCAAAGAAGTATTGATGTTCGTTAAGAGCAACCTTGTACTTCTTCCTCTAGTAAAACACTACGACGCTGATGTAAAATCAGGCGGTCAGACACTTGAAATCCCTAACGTTAGCACAATTTCTGCTAACCTAAAGGCTCAGAACACTGTTGTAACCCTAAACTACAACACTGAAACTAAGACAACACTTACACTAAACAAGCACTACGAAAGCTCATTCCTAGTAGAAGACATCGCTAAAGTACAGTCAGCTTATGACCTACGAAGCGACTACACAAAAGCTGCTGCATACGCAATAGCTGAAAAAGTAGACTACACTCTTGCTAGCGAAATGACATCTGCTTGGAAGACTGCTTCACAGACTGTTGGAACTTACGGTTCTGCAATCACTGACGACGAAATCCTAGCTGTAAACCGCTACCTAGATGACGCAAAAGCTCCTCAGACTGAGAGAAGCCTTGTTGTTACTCCTAAGGGTAAGGCTGAAATGCTTGCTATCGACAAGTACATCCGTTACGACGCAATCGGTGTCGGCGGTACTGAAAACTCTATCCGCAACGGTCAAATCGGTGAAATCTACGGAGTTAAGGTTTACATGAGCCAAAACTTAGTAGTTCTTGACACTGCTACTGACGAGCACAACCACTTGTTCTTCCACAAGGAAGCATTTGCTGTTGCTATGCAGATGGAACCACGTACTCAAGCTACTTACGAGCAGCAGTACCTAGGTTGGTTAGTCACAGTTGACGTACTATTCGGTACAGCAAACCTACGTGCTAACTTCGGTTGGGTTATCAAGGGTTAATTACTCTTCCAATTACAAGAGAGCTTGCTTCGGCAGGCTCTTTTTGTATACTAAGTGTTGAATAACATTAAGTTATTCTTCTTCGTTAGCCAGCTCAACCCCTTTGGGCTGGTTTTCATTTGTAATAAAAATTAGTACATTTGGTATACTGTGATTGTAAATTAAGGAGGGTAACAATGGCACACTTAGACACATACAAACAGCTCGTAGAAGAGTTCAATATCACACCAGATATGGAGCTAGATGGCGAGTTCAGAACTATGTTCGTTAAGAACCAAGTAGAAGAGATTAAGAAGATCCTATGGCGTGAAGTAGTAGACTACATCATTGCACAGAACATGTCAGAAAGTGACGACGAGACTGTCGCTACAGCAGGAAATACAAAGAAAACTGAGAAGCGCTCAAACATTAAGCAGTTTGCACGAGCGCTCAAGGCTTACAACGAGTTTATAGCAGAACTAGAGGCGTAGTCATGGACAAATTGGCGGTGGTCTTGCCAAGCCGAGGGCTGATGTTCTCGGAAACCTTTGAGGAGTTACTAAACGAACTTCAGGACTTTAGATATGAAATCTTCTGGGCACACGAGAGACCGTTGCCAGAATGCTTCAACGAACCAACAGAGAGAGCACTAGCAGACCCCGAGGTCTATGCGGTGCTCTTTTGTGAAGATGACATGGTTATCCCTAAGGGAATCCTAAAGCAGATGTTTAACCAGCAGTACCCAGTAGTGGCGCTGGACTATCCTTTTAAGAACAATGGCGATTCCACAGTATTAAACGACCCTAATGGCTTTGCTTATTGGTCAGGCACAGGCTTCTTGCTTGCCGCTAGACAGGTACTCGAGGCTTTTCCTAAGCCAATATGGAGAACTGACACAGCCTACGACACTATGATCAAGGGCAACGCTCTATTGTTCTGGCCTAGAAAGCTCAAGAAGATAGCTTATGGCCTGCACGATGTGCACTTCGGCATGGTTCTTTATTCACAGGGAATGCCAGTCAAGATGATGGCACGCACCGCTGGTCAGAGAAAGCTAGTTCATTTAGGTAAAGCTGGAGTTAACAACGGCAGACACGAGATTAGAGTCATCGACAAGGTGGGCAGGGACATGGTCATTAAGACCCTAGACGCTAAGAGTATTGAGATATTCAAGCGTGGGCTCAACCGAGTCAAGCAAGTCCAGATACTAGAAGAAATACCACCGTTTATTAAGTACGTAGATGGTCAAGCAACTTACACAGAGGGGAACGCACAGTATGTCTAAGACGCAAATAGGAATCGTAATCCCGAGCAGAGGGCTGATGTTTAGCCGAACAGCAGAGGAGATAGAGAGGGAAACCAGAGGAATGAGGCGCAAGTTCTACTTCTCACATGGCAAGCCTATTCCTAAATGCTTTGAGAGCCCCGTAAATCGTGCGCTATGCGACTTTGATAACACACATATCCTAATTATCGAGGACGATATGAAACTGCACGAGAACGCAATATGGGAGGCTCTGGACGCAGATAAGGACGTTGTGGTCTATGATTACCCAATTACCAAGAACGGGCGTGGTTCTGTCTTTATTGACGGCACAGGGCGTGTTATTTATTCAGGAACTGGCTTCATGCTCATCAAGCGTGAGGTATTCGACAAGCTCAAGGCTCCTTACTTCCGCTCGGACATAGGTTGGAACGTCTATCGGGACAACGAAAGTCTCAGATTTGTAGCTAGAAAGATGGTCAAGGGCGATGGTTATGGGCTACACGACATCACATTTGGTATGAAACTGCAAAAAGCTGGTATAACTATCACCGTTTTAGATAAAACACTAGGTCAGCGCAAGCTAATCGCACTCGGAAAAGCAGGAACAAACGACGGAGCGCACAATATTGAGGACTGGACTAAGGTTCGCAAGGACTTTTCGCTCAAGGAGTACATGAAACTACCTGAATCACTAAGCAGTAAGAGCAATCTTGTCACTCTCGAGACGCTAGACGGGTTCATTAACGTCAGCAAAGAGCACGCAGACAAGCTAATCGCAGCGGAGAAAGCCAAACCAATCCAGAGCAAGCAAACAGTAATAGAATTTGGTGATTTTAAGATATGAAACTACTAATAGCGTTGATCACCTACAACCGATTGGACTACACCAAGCGCACGCTCAGGACTTTACTAGATACGATAGAAGTCCCGTTCTATTTGGTAGTCGCAGACAACAACAGCACTGACGGCACGAAAGAATACCTGAAGAACCTTAAGACTCGTGGCAGATGCGACAAAGTTATTTTTAATCCAGAGAACTATTACCCTGGCAAAGCAACTAACATAGCGTGGGCAGAGGGGCTCAAGGAGTACCCAGAAGCCACACACCTAATGCGTTGCGACAATGACATGCACTTTGAGAAAGGTTGGGACACTAAAGCAGAAGAATACTTCGAGAAGATAGACCGACTTGGACAACTAGGTTTGGATTACTGGGGAGGAGAAGAGAAGCCACCGATATATATCAACGGGATTGGCTTAAATGAGTTCCCTGGAGCAGTGGGCGGACCAAACATCATTAAGCGCTCCATCTGGAATGGTGGCGTGAGATATGACGAGAGTCGATGGGAGGGAACGAGAGAGAAAGTACAGGAAGATTCGAGGCTTAGTAGAGATATAAAGAGCTACGGCTACTTAGTCGGGCACATGAGCGACAAGTTAAGCTGGACATTCGCAGACGAGAGCAACTGGAAAGACTACCCTGAGTACTACGAAAAGACAATGTATGACCGGGGATATGATGATAAAGTTGAGTTTATTAAGAAACTAAAGGAGCAGTGATGATAAGTTTGTTGGTGCCTACAAGACAGCGACCTAAGAATGTGGAAAGGTTGTGGAAAAGTATAGCCGAAACAGCCACCGAACCGACGGAGATTGAGATGGTTCTGTATGTGGATAACGATGACGATAGCTACGAGAACCTGCACGTTCCTGTGACTATTGTGCATGGATCACGCATTGTACTCAGCGAGATGTGGAACAAGGCTGCTGAGAAAGCCACAGGGGACATTTTAATGTACGCAGCTGATGACATCATCTTCCGCACACGCAACTGGGACACGACTGTTAGGAACAAGTTCAGGGATATACCAGACGGCATAGCATTCGTGTTTGGCAACGATGGCTCTAAAGTGCACGATGGTAGATACGGCACGCATGGATTTGTCACACGCAAATGGTTTGAGGCTTTAGGATACATCTGCCCTCCACACTTCTCAGGAGATTACTCAGACACATGGATTAACGACATAGCCAAGATGGTTGGCAGGCATTTCCACATAGACATAATGACCGAGCACTTGCACCCAGACTTCGGCAAGACCGAGCTAGACGCAACCTACAAAGAGAAGTACGAGCGTATGAAAGAAGATAAGGTAGCCGAGAAGTACGCAAGCATGCACTTCGAACGCACACAGGACGCAGATAAATTAAGAAAGGTTATGCAATGAAACGAGTAGCAGTGTTAGGCGGAGGAGGCTTTATAGGCTGTAATCTGGTCTCTTATCTTAAAGACAAAGGCTATTGGGTCAGAAGTGTAGACTTAGACTACCCAGAGTACCGAGAAGAAATGTGGGCTAAGGCTGACGAAGTCGTAGACGCTGATCTTAGGGAATACAAGAACGTTAACCGAGCAGTACAGGACGTTGATTGGGTGTTCCAGTTAGCAGCAGATATGGGTGGCGTAGGGTTCTTCCATGGTGGCCACGACTATTATCCTTACTTAAACAGCCATCAGATAAACCTCAATGTGCTAAAAGCCTGCGAGAAGAATGATGTAGAGCGCCTGTTCTTCTCTGCTTCAGCGTGTGTTTATCCTACTCACTTGAATATGACTAGCGACAGCCCAGCACTTACTGAGGATATGATTTATCCAGCCAACTGCGATATGAGCTATGGTTGGGAGAAGTTAATGATGCTTAGACTATGTGAGAGGGCACCATTTGACGCAAGAGTGGGCATCTTTGATACAATCTACGGCGTTTACCAAGAGAAAAGCGGTGAGCGCATGAAGTTCCCTACCTCGATTGCGACTAAGGTAATCAAAGCAAAGCGTGACGGCAAGCCTGTGGAAGTGTGGGGCGATGGCTCACAGCAGCGTGTATTCCTCTACATTGAGGACGCACTTGAGAAGATTTACTCAATAATGGCTAATGACGACTACCATGGACCAGTGAACGTAGCCTCTGATACGGAAGTCACTATAAAGGGTATAGCTGAGATGTGCTGCGACATTGTGGGCATCCCACAGAACATTGTCTACGACACAACAAAGCCTGTAGGAGTTCTCAGCCGTAGGACATCTAATAACAAATGGAACGAGAAGTATGGGTTCCAGCCTAAAGTAAGCCCTGAAGAGGGATTTAAGAAGCTAATAACGTGGTTAAGTCAAGAAGTGATATAATATCGGTAAAGGCGGGGAGGATAACGACTTGGATTATTTAGACTCCGTAAACGATAAGCGCAAGGGACTACAGGAGCGACAGCTTCAAGAGTTCTTGCACAAACAAAAACTTGCCGTCAGCAAGGAAACAGCTAAAGAGATTGTTGACGCTATAAACGAAGAGTCTAGCAAGACTCGTACTGTTAAGATTGCAAACGACATTGCAGGCAAAGAAGATATACAAGATATCATCGAACAGCTAAAAGAAGTTCAGCTTGCACAGCTTATGGGCAACCAGAAAGCTCAAGGCAAACCAGCAGTGATCCTAGCGAACGGCACAGACGTTGAAGATATTATGGCTCCATTGGCTTCTAAGATTGACGAAGCCCTAAAGACATTGGCTAACAACAATAAAGACGAAAAAGTAGCCAAAGCCCTTGATAAGTCATTCAAAGATTTCGCTAAGGCTATGTCTCTATACATGGTTAAGGGTACAGATGAGAGTCGTAAAACATCACAAGACATACAAGACGCTATTTCTAGCCTAGATTTACGACCAGTAGTCAATGTTCCCGCACCAAAAGTAAATGTTCAGGCTAATCCAGAAGTTGACCTCAGCCCACTCGAAACTAAACTAGACGCATTACGCAAGGCAATAGAAGCTATCCCATCCCCAGTGCTAGATACGACTGATATGACGCTTGCTGTAGAAGCAGTACGCAGCAGCATTGAGAATCTGCGCTTCCCAGTACCGAACTATGTACTGCCTTATAAAGACCACGATGGCGCTGCAACACAGGTTCAGCTCAACCCAGACGGTTCTATACCAATAACAATAGGCTCAGACGGTTTAGCTCCTGCAATCGACCTATTCGGTTCAGCAGTTACAGGTTCAAGGTATAACCAAGTAGAAATAGACTATGCTGGCGTTGACCCAGATGCTATTACTGATATTACAGTCACAAAGACTGGCACAGGTGACGCTACAACAGCCAACGGCCAAGCAGTATTCTCTACCGGCTCAAGCACAACCGGTGGCATTAAGGCAGTTACAGTTCTGTCTATTAAATATCGCCCGCACACAGAAAGTTATGCAGCGTTCTCGACAATCTTCACAGCTGGCGTTGCTAACTCATACCAGAGAATCGGTATCTACGACACAAACAACGGCTTCTTTATTGGCTACGAGGGCACTTCTTTTGGTATTACAGTAAGACAAAGCGCTGTGGACACAACAGTTCCTCGTGCTTCATTTAACCAAGACACACTCACAGGTGCTTCTAACTCTGAATACACAAGAAACGGCGTACCAGAAGCTCTAGACCCAACTAAGGACAACCTATATCGAATCAGGTACGGCTGGTTAGGTGCTTCAGGAGTTTACTTCGAAGTGCTTTCTCCAGACCAAACTTGGGTTACATTCCACATTCACAGAACAGTTAACCAAGGAACTGTACCGTCAATTGCTAATCCAAACCTACCTGTTACACTTGATGCTCGCAAGACTTCAGGTGCTACTAACATTATTATGTACACAGCTTGCTGGGCAGCAGGTACGACTTCTAACTTCCAGAAGATTACAGACACTCTCACCGATAACACTTTAGCAACACTTGGCCGTTCAGTAATCGTTGGTAAGACTACAGGTGGCGGTGGTGGTTATGTAAATGTTAAGGTAAACCCATCAGGCGCATTGGCTGTAGAAAACACTCCTGCAACTGCAACGACTGGTACAACAACTACAGCTTCAGTTACCAACTCAAATACGACAGTATTGGCTTCAAACGATTCTCGCAGAGGCGCAACTATCTACAACGAAGGTTCAGTAGACTGCTATGTGAAGTTAGGATCAACAGCATCTGCCACTTCTTACACACTTAAAATGATTACAGACGGCTATTATGAAGTTCCTTTTGGTTACACAGGCATCATAACTGGCATCACTGCATCAGGAACTGCTACACTAAGAGTAAGCGAACTAACATAAAAGGAGGACTAAATGCCATACTACGCACCAGCATCATCCTCAACAATTAAGGTAAACGCAACGGCAGGGGAAAACCTTGTGGCTGGCGACTTAACCTACCTAAAAAGCGATGGCAAGTATTGGAAAGCCTCTGTATCTTCATCAACTACTGGCACAGCAAAGCTTTTAATGGCTAACGCTACAATCAGCGCAAACGCTATCGGTCAGTTCATAGCCTACGGCACAGTACCTATGGCTGGTCTTACTGCTGGTTCTGTGTACTTTATGTCAACTGGTGGAGGAATATCTACCGCAGCACCGACAACTCAGGACTATGTTATTCGACCAGTAGGCACAGCATCAACAACAACAACATTGGAGTTCGACCCGAGCGTATCTTGGGCGACCTATAAGGCTTAACGATGGCTACATTTTATCTTGATTTAGTAAATGGAAATGACGCAAGTGCTGGTACATCTTGGGCAACAGCTTGGAAAACATTTACTAACGGCGCAACTGCAGCAAGAATAGCTCCTGGTGATGAAATACGAGTAGCTAAATCTTCTGACCCAGTATCTATTGGAAACGCTACTTGGACCAGTCAATCTGCTACGCTTACATTAGCAACTGCTAAAACTGCAACTATAGATAACTGCGAAACTGCATGGACAGCGGCAAATGGTTCTAATGTAACTAGAAGTACAGCAGGCGGACCAAAACAGGGAACATATTATGCTGCAATAACTACTCCAGCTGCTACTACAACATCTACTAAATACGCATATTTTGCCGTAGGTGGAGCTAGTGGATTAGATTTATCGGCGTACCAACAGATTACTTTTTGGATACAAAATATTGGAACAGCAATAGCAGATGCCAATTCTTATCAAATTAAACTTTGTTCAGATACGACTGGCGATACGGCAGTAGATACTTTTAATGTTATTGCTATACCATCTATTGCTAACTGGGTTCCTTTAGTATTAACAAAAGTTGGAGGTGGAAACTTAGGAAGTGCAATAAAATCTATTGCTTTATATACAGGAACAACTAGCCCTGGAAACACAAGGCTTATATATTTAGATAATTTTTCTGCTTGCACTACTAACGGATTAAATCTTCAAAGTCTTATAAGTAAAAACTCAACTGCTGATTTTACTATGAGCGAGGGTTGGTGGAATATACAAAGCATATCTGGAACTACATTGAGAATAAGCGGACAGAACTCTTTTACTGAAGCATCATCCTATCGAGGTTATTATACAGATGGCACCAGTCCTGAGACTGTCACTACATATATTAGGTCTACAATAAAAACTTCTATGGCTGCTGCTTCTAATACATCTGTAGAAACTATACAAGATACTGGAACAGCAGGTAATTATATTACTTTTACTGGTGGCTGGGATACAGTAAGCAATACAAGAACTTCAATGACTTTTATGGATGGTGTAAATAACTTAGGTTATTGTTTAGTAAATAATGGAAAAAATTATATAAAACTAGAGTATTTTGGTTTTGCTAGATATCAGGCAGGCATACAATCAAATGTTGCCACTACAGGAAGTATTTATCAAAAATTACATGGTGTTGTAGCTAACGACGCAATAATTAGGGATACTATTGCTTCAACTGCATCGAACATAAATAATATTTATAGTGTATCGGGGTCTGCATTGAACATTTCTGGATTAACATATTCTACTATAGATACCATAACAGCTATCGGAAGTTTTAGTGCAGGAATAACTTGCGGTACTATTTACAGTAATTTATCTAATTTAATTAGTAATTACACATTTAACCAAGGCATTGTACTTATTACTTCTAACTATAATACATTTACAAATCTAACAGCAAAATATGGTGGAAACTACGGACTACAAATTACTGGTGGCAATAATATTTATTACAATATAACAGCTAATAATAATGTAACTGCTGGTGTTAATATTGGTGGTACTAAAAATTATTATTACAACTTATCTACAACTGGCAACGCATCTAATAGTATTTTAGTTAGTGGTTATGCAAATATAATAAACAACTATACTTATGGAGAATCAGTACCTATATTGTGGCAAACTGGAGGTGTTGCATTAAAAGAGCAGGGTTTAGATTTCATTAACGGTTCTCCAATAGGAGCTACATATTTAAATGCTACTGGTACTTCAACTAGTTCTTTTTCTGCTATACAACAAAGCGTAACTACTAAAACTGGTACAGGGTATGCTTGGCAATGCAATGTCCTAAGTACAATACATACTGCAACCGTACCAGCTAAACTAACTGTATCTAAAATAGCTGTTAACGCTAATAAATTAGTAACCGTAAAAGCGTGGGTAAAGCTATCTCACGCAAGTAACATCAGTGCAGCATTAGTGGCACCTAAATTAAATATACAAGGTGTATCTTCTGATATTATTGCAAACAAAACTGCTGATACTAACTGGGAAGAATTGACTGTTACATTCACACCTACAGTAACTGGCGTAGCGACTATAGAACTTTGGACTTGGTCTACTACTGGAAGTACAACTAACTCGTCATACATAGATAGTATGACAATAACGCAGGCATAATATGAGTATAATTTTGAGAAAAGAACTAATAAACGAAAAATGGGCAATCTGGGTTGAATATGACGAAAATAGCGCAGTAATATTAGAATTTAATACTGAACCTACTGAACAAGAAGTACAGACTGAATTAGATAAATTAAAACAAATAGGAGCATAAATTATGGCGCTTCCTACCAGTACAGAAACTGCGTCAATGGATTGGTACTATTCAGGTAAACCTTATGTAGATGTACCATCTAACTCAACAGTAGATACGACTACTACTGATTGGAGTTATGGAGGACAACCATTCGTAACTAACCCTAGCGTGTCTGGTCCTACTAATATCGGTGGCTGGGATGGTGTTGGTTCCGCCAACCTACAATCTCTAATGGGAACTCAATACACCAGCATAGAAACAATCTATGGTGTTACTTAGTGATATAATAAGGATAACAAGGCGGGCGAGGGACTCTCGTGGCATACCAACTTAGCGATCTTATTACCAAAGTACAGAGAAGAGTTAGAGATACTGGTTACTCTACTTCTGAAATTACTGACTACTTAAACGACACACAAAACGACATTTATAACGAATACCGTCTGCCATTTATGCAGACTTATGTTGATTACGCACTGTTCGCTAACACAGCAGACATTACAAACAGTTCTGGTTTGCTTCCAGACTATGTGCAGGCTGTTGATCTTCAAGTGACTACTACTGGCAAAGAAACTCAGCTAATCTACATGCCTTACGAGGAATTGTTTTCAACATACCCAGACCCAAGCGACCAGACAGCCTATCCATCAACTACTCCAATGTACTGGTACTTCTATAACGAAACTATCAACGTATTCCCAACATCAGCAGTAGACTTAACAGTTCGCCTTAGATACTGGAAGAAGCCAACAGACCTAGTGCAGGCCACTGATGTGCCAAGCATTCCATCTGAGTTTGCTGAACTGCTTGTAGTAGGCGCTGCTTACCGAGTGCTTCAGGTCAAAGACAACTATGATCAAGCTGGCATTCTCCAAAACAAATATGACGAACTATTACAAAAACTCGTTGTGAAGTACAGCGTGCCTCAGACAGGCAAAGCGCTTCGTATGAGAATTAACCGTCTTGCTGCTGGCAAGCTAAACTTCTAGGAGGTTCATATATGCCTTGGGCACGAAGAGTAACAAAGCGAATACCAGCACAGGGATCGCCAAGACAAACCCTAGAAATGAACGATTACTCTATGGGCTTCAACTCTTTTACAGGAAATGACTCATTCCCAGTCAAGAATGGCGGCGGAAACATGTGGCGTGTTGCTAAGAACGCTCGCATCACAACCCTCGGGGAGTATGGAACTAGACAAGGCGTAGACTTCCACAGCGCAGCAGTTGGAGAAACTCAAGACCAAGCGCAAACCTCAACTACTGGCGCAAGCACAGTTAACTTTAATTACACAGCGAGGGTAGCTCAGAAGTTTACAGCTGCAGCAACAGGCCGTTTATCTAAGGTAGAAGTTAACATTAAGAACACTCTGAGTGGTACAGGTGCAGTAATGTGTGAGATATGGTCAGACACTGGCGGTTCTCCCGGCACTAAACTAGCCACATCTTCAATCTCAGCGTCATCTCCTAACGGTACATTTGCTTACAAAACCTTTTATTACAATGAAGCACCAGCCGTAACAAGCGCATCTAGCTACTGGCTAGTCATTTATGCACAAGCAGACGCTACTGGTAACTACACTTTATCCACAACTACGAACACAACTCTTGCTAAGACATCAGTAGACATTGGTACTACATGGACTGCACAAAGCTACTCAATCAACTTTCGTCAATACTACGCCACTAACGCAGGCGTAAAGGGTCTTTTCAGGGCATATAAGAGCGATGGAACAAAAGTAACACTCTTTGTGGCTGGAACTACGCTGTATTCAGTAAACAACTCTACAGGGGCTCTTACGAGCGTCAAGACAGGACTCAATGCAAGCGCTACTGACTACCGATTTGCACTCGTGAACGACATTGTGTACTACGTTAACGGCTACGATGGCTACCGCAAGTGGGATTTCAGCTCAGAATCTCAGGTTTCTGCTACAAACTACACAACTTTGACTGAACACAAGGGCATAATGTTCCTTGCAGACAAGACTGACCCTAGCAAAGTAGTCTTTTCTAACTTTGCAGCTTACGAAACATTTACTTCTACTGACTTCTTGTACATACCAGCGCCTAAAACTGGCGATCCTGTGTCCGCATTGGTATCTTTGAACGGTTACCTGTTCGTTTACACTCTTAATAACAAGTACATCTTAGCTGGAGATGACCGAGATAGCTTCTCACTTGGCGAAGCACCAGACCAAAGGGGAACATTTACACAAGAATCAGTCACAAAAGACAAGAACTTTATGTATTACCTATCTAATGACGGCGTTTACCGCTCAAATGGTTCAGAAGCACAGCTACTCAGCGAGAATGTCTACCAAGAAGTGTTTAATCTAGCTGACAAGCCTGAGTGCACACTGCAAGTTAATGGTGGCCGACTCTATATGTGGTATCAGACACTAGGTTCTTCAGTAAATGACGAATGTCTAGTCTGGAATCTTAACTATTCAAGCAAATCTGACACAGTCGAGAGCCGAGATACACAGAGTTACGGTGCTAGAGCATACGCAGCCTTTGATGATAACAACGCACTTCTAGTCGGTTCTAGCCTTGTAGGTCAAGTTTGGTGGCAAGAACTACCAACTAACGACTATACAAACGGCGGAGGCATAATAGAGTTCGAGCTTTCTACACCTTACATGCCATTTACAAGCCCAGCAGTTCTAAAAGAGATACGCTACTGGAACGCACGATTCGGTGCACAGTCTGATGCTTACGATATAAGTTGTGAGTACGCTTATGACCTACGAGACAACTGGGCACTATATAACTCTCAAGATGTGCAGGGAGAGGGTACTACTTACGGTGGTGGCTCTACATTCGGCTCAGGCGCAGCATACGGTACAACCTCCGAGCTACAGTCATACATGTATGTCCCTGGCGAATACCGAAGAATCGCTCTCAGGTACAAGCACTACGCCACAAGACAACCTCATACTTTCCTGGGACACACTCTAGTAGTTCAAACCAGGAGAATTAGGTAATGGCATTTGTTCCACTTAACACCAACAACTCTGATTTAGCCAACTACAACTCTGTTAACAGCTTGATGCTGGATTATCAGGGCTTCAAGAAAACAGCCAACGGAAATTTTGCAGACGGCTGGATATCGGGAGTTTTGCCTAGCGTTTCATCAGTTACAGCAAACGGCAATAGAAGCTACGACATTACTTTTAGCGGTGATGTGAGCTCTTATCTTAGCCCAGGCATGCGACTAAAGACTGTTAGGCAAGTTGCAGCACCTACGCAATGTACATCGCTTAATGGTTCTACTCAATACTGGTCAGATTCTACAGTTAGCGGTTTTACAGCTACAGATGATGTAACTTTTATGGCTTGGATATATCTAACAAGTTATTCTGCTAGCTCTCAAGATATTGTAGGTAGGGGAGCAATAGTATCTAGCGGTTGTGGTATAAATCTCGCAGCTTCTTCAGGTCTATTACAAGTATTTGGTTTTGCTGCTGGACCAACATATAGAATATTTACTTCTTATCAGACAATACCTCTTAATAAATGGGTTCATGTAGCTGGTACGCTCAATATGTCAGCAGGAGCTTATAAATTATATATAGACGGTACAGAAGTTCCAGGTAACCTCGGAAGCTCAGGTACGCCAAGTGCATTTGTAAATACAGGAGACCTTTGGGTTGGTAGACGACAAAGCGGTACGACCTACTTCAATGGAAAGATAGCTCAAGCAGCAATATTCTCATCAGTATTAAGCGAAGCAACAATCAAGCAATACATGACTCAAGGTCTTACTGGAACAGAATCAACTTTAGTATCTGCCTACTCATTTAATGGTACGGCTGACGACTTAAACACTACAAACGCCAATAACCTTACAGCAAGTGGTTCAGCAGTCGCTACTAATTCAGACTCACCTTTTTCTGTGAACGGCTCAGGAACACCTACTGGAACAGATGATTATGCAATAGTTCAAAAGGTATCCACTACAGTTGCAACAGTACAAGTCCCAACAGGATGCACCATACCTACATCTGGTGGAATAGCAGCCTCATACATATCCACAACTCAAAGTCCTTTTAACTGGATAACTGATAAAAGTAGATGGATACTTAATAACATATATCGTGCACAATATATACAAAGCTCACCAGTACAAAACACTTGGTATAACTTGAGTACTACTTCTGGAACATCTGGAGGGATGGTCTTGTCTATACCAAAAGGAAACTGGGATGTTGGCTATTATGCAAATATGTACTGTAGCCGAGCATCAGGTAGCGCCGACATTTATTCCACATTATCTACGGCCAATAACACTGAATCTGATAGAAGCTGGACAACTAACGGGCAGTCTAACCCAGCAACCGATGTAACATCTTCTGTTACTATGCAAAAACCACTTTCTGTATCTGCACAAACTAGTTATTACTTAAATACAAAAACAGCAGCAGCTTCAGTAACTGCTCTGTATCAACTAGGTGATAGAGCTAATGTAGAAATATTCGCTCTACCATCAGGTCTCTGATGAATTGTGATATAATGCAGATAACAAGGCGGGTCGAGTAAAAGCATGCAACCCCGAACACTAGACCAAATATTAGCAGAATTACAACCTAGTTATCAGCCATCTATTGACTTTCTAAGACAACGCCAAACAGAGATACCAAAGACTGTTGAATCAGATATTGCAGCAGCCAATGCAGCACAAACTAAAGCATACGAAGATATCTTAACTGGGGCTAGACGACGTGGTCTAGGATTCGCAGGTATACCACTGGGAGAACAGGCTCAATACGCATCTACTGTTTATGCTCCAGCAGTATTACAGGCTCGAACCCGTGGTACAGAAGCCGCTCGTGATCTTGAGGGTACAATACTCGGCCTACAAGCTGAAATGAGAAATGCAGCTATAGCACGCAGACAAAGAGAGCAGGACATAGCTACAGAGTTGGCAAACGCAAGCAGAGGCGGTGGTGGTTCTGCGGCAAGCGATACTAGCTCAGTGCTTAGTAACTTATTAGCATATTTATCAGGTGGTAACACGGGAACTGGAACAAATAGACCATCTCTAAGCTCAATATTTGGCACTCCTCCTCAAGCAACACAACCACAAGTAAGAGTCACAGCACCAACTCCACAAAATATAGTTCAGCCATCATCTAGCGTAAGACTACAACCAACAGTTTCAGCACCACTACAGGCTGGCAAAACTTCCCTACAATCTACTGGAGTCAGACTACAAGGTGGCATACCAGCTTCATTTACAGGATTGAGGGTTAGATAATGCAACCAAATCTTAATGACAAAATAGCTCAAGCAAAAGCAGCAGGTTACTCAGATACCGAAATCCAAGGCTATTTGCAAGGCGCAGGCTTTCAACCTCCAGCACCACAAGGCGGTGGTCTAAGAGTTTCTACTCCTAGAATGGCAACAGCTCCAACTACTACAACTACAACACCTACACAGATTCGTGGTCGTGGCGGGACGCTTACTTCCTTAATTTCTGAGGGCGGTGCATTGGGTGGAGCAGCATTAGGTGCTGCAGCTGGTTCTTTTGTTCCCGTAATAGGTACAGCCATAGGCGGTGTTATAGGCGCAGGACTCGGAGCTTTTGGTGGTAGGTTAGCCGAAAACAAAGTTCGTGATGACCGACTTGGAGTCACAGACGCTCTAAAAGAGGGAGCCATCTCAGCTGTATTATCGGGTCCATTAAAACTAGGTAAATATGCGACAGTTGGCGCAAAAGGTTTAATTGCTGGTAAAGGTGCGCAACAAGCGTTTAAAACAGCTGCAAAAGAAGCTACTAAATTTACCATTAGAGGTGCATTGGGTGGCAAAGTAACTCAAGCATCCAAAGACTTGGCAATAAAACAGTTTAGAATTAACCCAACTCAATTAACTAATTTTGCTAAAAAACATGGCGAAGATGTAACAGAAGTTATATCTAGGTACAAAATAAACAATGCTGACGACATAGCATCCAAGGGTATTAACCCTTTAATGTCTGTGTTTGATGATATAAGCGATAATATTCCAGCTATACCTAAATCTAAATTCAAAGCTACTTTGCAAAAAGATATAGATACCTTAATCAAAAGTCCAGTTCTAGTAAATCAGCAGTTAGGCGCAAGATTACAAGAACAAGCAGATGCTTTATTAAAAACTCAAGGCAAAACAATATCTGGTACTGCGGCTAAAGTATTAAGACAAGCATTCGATGATGCTGTACCTTACACTACTTTTGGAAGCCCAGAGAGAAATGTAACCAAGAAAGCGGCAGATTCTATTCGCAAAGCTATACAAAACGCTGCTGATGACGCTGGTTTGAAAGGTCCTAGAGGCGAGAGCCTTAAAGATATTGGTAGAGAAGTTAGCAAACTATTTACACTAGACGATATTGTTGCTAGACAAGAAAACCTTGGGCGAGGTTCATTACCAATAGGAATAATATCTGGATTAGGTGGACTTGGTGGAGTTGTAACTGGTGCTGGTGCTGCTGGTGTAGGTGGCGCAGCTTTAGGTGGACCAGTAGGTGCAGCGTTAGGCTTCTTAGGTACAGAGTTTATTAACAGCCCAACTGGTAGAAGATTGTTAGCTCAAGCTGGCACTAAAACAGGCGAAGCTTTAACAAAATCTGGCACTAAGCTAGCTACTAATGTACCAAGACAAGTTCTAAATGCCGCTATTAGAGGTGGAAGGGGTGCTAACTTAGAAAGCATAGGGTCAATGTTATTTAATCAACCAACCACTCTCGAAGATACATTAACTCAATTGCAACCATCATATACCCAAGCTGGTCAGTTTACTCCAGAAGGAGCTTTCATAAGCCAGCAACCAAATGTTGATACTGGAATTAGCGCTACTACAACAGGCAGTGTTGGAACAAGTGGCACGCAGTCTACAACTACAAAAGCAACAACGCCTAATATTACTGAGAATCCATTTACGCCAGAACTACTAATAATGGCTATAGCATCTGATCCTAAGAACGCAGCATTATACGAAAGAATTTACAAGATATACCAAGATAAATATGCAACTGCACAACCTAAAACTCAAAAGTTAACAACCACAGCAATCAAGCAATTGTCAGATTACAATAAATCATTAGCCAACCTTGATGAAGTAGAAAACTTAGTCAGAACTTCATCAGGAGCTTTTGGTCCAGCCAGAGGTTTAATAAGAAGTGCTATACCTCAAGACGTAACAGCTAAAGCTATACAACAAGCTACTTTAATTGCAGCACAAAACATAGGTCGTGCTTTAGAGGGTGGTAAGTTAACAGACGCCGACATAGCAAGATATCGTTCTGCATTACCTAGCATTACAGATACACCTGATGTTGCTATAAATAAAATTAACCGCTTAAGAAAACTAATAACTCAGGAAGCGCAAACCTATGGACAACTAACAGCTGAACTAGGTGGAGCTGGCACATTAGAAGATGCAATATTAGCACAAACAGGAGGAGCACAATAATGGGTACTATATCGGTTTCACTACCGTCAGATGGTCAGACTATAGATGCGGCAGATTACAACGTGCCAATCAACACTATTGTTAGCACTATCAACGGATCAATCAACGCAGATAACATTGCAGACAGTTCAATAACACCAGCCAAGGTAGACACAACACAGAAGTTTACTTTCTCTACAGTTGGCACAACAGCTTCAAACACTACAATCACTCCAGAAGCTACTAAGGACATGTACACAGTCACAGCGCTTGCAGACAACACTACTATCGCTGCACCATCAGGAAGCCCTGTAGACGGTCAGAACCTTGTCATTCGCATTAAAGATGCTGGAGTAAGCAAAACTCTCGCTTGGAACGCTATATATCAGGTCATAGGTGTAACTCTCCCAACAGCTACAACAGCTGGTAAGTTAATCTATGTCGGATGCAAATATAACGCAGCAGCTACAAAGTGGGACGTGTTGGCTGTAGCTAGACAGGCTTAATAAATGAACGGTGAGGCTGCATACGGCGGTACTTACGGCTTCGCCTACAAGTTAAGGCTGACTGTTTCTGTATTGTCTCAGGACACTATTAACAACCGCTCACTTGTTCGCTTGACTCCAGATATGCGTGAAACTACTTCTGGATACGAGGCTTATAACTTCTCGACTACTTCAGGCACAGTTACTTATGACGGTTCTAGCTCAGGAATATCTCTAGGATCATACGACTTCAGAGGTTCATTAGCTGGTCCTTACTACTTCTCTCCTACAAACACAGACGTATACATAAACCACAACGCAGACGGGACAAAGACTGCTAACTTTCAGGCTTATCACAACGCAGGTAACAGCCCATACGTTACGACTGCTACAGTATCGTTTAACTACACGCTTCCAACTATTGCTCGCAACGCTACGCTAACTACATTTACAGCTACTCCAATTACAGATGAGGGCTGGACATTTAATGTAGGTACTGACGTAACTTGCGATTTACTAGAATATTCACTGGACAATGGTTCTAACTGGACAACATCATTTTCTGGTGACTTTACTTCCAAGACTATAGTTATTACAAACAAGCCAAGTGATACAACATACCAGACACAGGTGCGAGTAAGGCGCAAAGACAGCGGTCTTAAGACTACTTCCTCAACACTAAACGTTACAACCTTAGCGCAAAACAACTTCATGGGGTTTATGTAATGCCTACTCGTTCTCAAAAGACTAAGGAAGAATTACTCGTAGAGAACGCAATTCTAAAAAACAATGACCATCTTCGTGCAGTTCTCAAAGAAGAGCTTGCTCCGTTTACCAAAGTTATTAAAGACCTCGATACTCGACTAGGAGTAGTTGAAAGAGAAGTAGACGAAATCAAAGATACAGTAGCTCCGTTTTCTATACTTAAAAAGAGGATTTGGTTTTTTGTTATATTCGCCAGTTTATTGATAGGTTTAGCTGGAAGTAAAATAAGTCAAATGTTAGGAGGCAAATAATGTTAGAGAATGCCCAGAGTTATCTCGGACAGAGCAACATTGGCACAAACAGTTCAGATACTGGTGAGTGCGTAGGTTTATATAATAAGGTGGTACTAAATGTTTCAGGCATCCTGTACCCTCTACAAGGCGCTCAGGGCGCTAAAGACCTCATTACCTGTACTAATACTCGTCCCGATTTATTTCAGCAGATTAAGAACAATCCTAATGACCCAAACCAGCTTCCACAAGTTGGTGACTGGATTGTCTGGGGTTCTACTTGGGGCGGAGGATATGGACATGTAGCCTGCGCTAAGACTGTCAGCAAAGATAGCTTCACTTCAATAGAGCAGAACTACGTTTATCATAAAGTAACTGAACAGTGGCACGATTGGAACGGCGTTATCGGATGGGTACGCTACACAGCACCTGCACCAGTTGATCCTTGCGCAGATGTTAAGGCTCAACTCAACGCAGCTAACTCTCAGATTACTGCATTGAACGCACAGGTTGCTAACCTAACTAACGAGTGCAACTCATACAAACTACAACTTACTACTAAGCAAGCAGAACTAGACCAAGCAAACGCACAGGTCGCTGATTTGCAAGCAAAGAACGCAGACCTAGAAGCTCAGTTAGACGCAGCTAACAAAAAGATTAGAGAACTAGAAGCACAGATAGCTAACGGTGGTAACATCGTCATTAACTTCAACTTCTTCGGACAGATACTATGGAACGTCATTAAGACTTTGGGGACAAAGAAATGAAAAAGTATTTGAAATTAGCTTACGAAATATATATGGTAGTTACATATACAGTAACGGCAGGTAGCTTACTTTACATAGCACATTGGCTTTACAAACTCAGTAACTGGGGTCGCTAGATGTGAACCCAGCAATATTAAAATAAGGAGGATTTATGAAGAATCTACCTAAAAAAATGTGGGGTATGCTCAATGGTCGCAAGACTTGGATTGGTGTACTTCTAGCAGTAATCTACTCAGGATTAGTTGCACAGGGCGTTATCGCTCGCAGCGAAGCCGCAGAGTGGGTCATTATGGCAGTAACAGGTGTTGGCGTAAGCCACAAAATCGTAAAAAGCTGAGACTATGGAGGAGAGAGCTTGCAATCCGTCAGAAGACTGCAAGTTCTTTCCCAACTGTTTTACGGATATTCATCATATCTATTATCCAAAGAGTTTGTACAAGACAGACGCAGAGAAGCGCTTTCGGACTCTTGCTGGAAATACTATGAGGATTTGCCGAGCACAGCACAACGATTTGCACGCAAACGAACGACCTCCCGAAAAACCAAGTAGGGAGGTTATTTTTAATGCAATAAGGGAGGCACAAGGTGGGAACGGTAAACTGGCGTGAGCCAGACAACTTGAAAAGGCTATTGACAGCATCAGATGACGAGCTGAGACAATATTATTACTGGATTGACTGGGAAGCATTAAAGAGAACAAGGCGGAAATATCGACAGAAAATAAGGGAGATACAGATGGAAAAACCGAAGAATAGGCAGGAGCAAGAACCAACCGAGTTAGATAAGTTAGCGCAAATATTCCAAGATGCTGGCTTAAACATTGAAGCTACTGACCTAGAGGGTGCAAGCCGAGCAGGTTTCCATGTGGGCTTCATACGCAACGCTGAGGGCGAGATAGAGTACACCAAGCCATTACCTAACGTCTCGTTCGGAAAACGCAAGCCAAAGGCTATAGAGGACTTTATAAGCCAAGCCGACCCAGTCGCTATCAAACCGAGCAAACGCAAAGCTCCAGTCAGAGATTATAAACAAATTGTGGTATTCGGCGATTCGCAAATCGAATACAGAAGCATTGGCGGCGAGATGGTACCTATCCACGATGAACGAGCTTTAGATATTGTCAGGCAAGTGTGCAAGGACTTTCAACCTGATGTCATCGTTAATCTTGGGGATACTATTGACCTTGCAGCACTAAGCCGATTCGCACCAGACTCAGACCATTTCCGACATTCACTTAACCCAGCTTTTAATCGTGTGCACAGAATGTACGCCGACCTGAGAGCAGAGTCACCTCACTCAGAGATTCACGAGGTGGATTCCAATCACAACACTAGACTAGGTAAATTTATATTAAATAAAGTTCCAGAACTCTATGGCATAAGGCAGGCAGGTAGCGATGATGCTAGTTACCCAGCTCTTACTTATCCATTCTTCGCTAACCTAGATGCGGTGGGAGTTAACTGGCACAGCGGATATGGAGCAGCAAATTATGTATATGGAGACAATTATCAAGCACCCCCTATTGTATTCAAGCATGGCAATACTGTTGTTAGTAACGGTAGTACAGCTAATAAGGAAAGCAAAGAAAACCCCGAAACACACATCGTTAGAGGTCACGGGCATAGGATGGAGACCCATTACCGAACTACTAGAGCTGGTCTTTATCTTGCTAGCATTATGGTGGGTTGTACTTGCCGCATCGACGGTTTTGTTCCATCTTACGGGTCGGCTGTAGACGACTACGGAATACCAGTTCCTAAGCAGGAAAACTGGCAGCAAGGTTTATTAATAATCACCGACTACCAAGACGGCCAATATCAGTTTGACCATGTAGCAATTAACAATGGGATAGCTTACTATAATGGCAAGGAATTCGATGGAACGCTACAAGAAAAACATTGAAAAGACAGTAGCTAGATGGCAAGCAGTAATGGATTTGGGATTTATTACTGTGAGCAATTACTTTAGTGACGAGGAAGTACCGCAAACAGCCGAAGTAGTCACTAATTGGGAATACCGAGAGGCTGCAATTGTCTGGTACACCAACAACTGCAAAGACCTCACGCAGGATGAACTAGACTCAGCAGCAGTGCATGAACTAGGTCACATAATAGTGGCACCGATGAGCGACCACTTACCAAACAAGCATCACAAGTTAGAAGAGTTTGTAGTGGAATCAATAGCAAGAG